ATTTCTCTGCGACATAGGCGATTTTACGCCGCCTTCAACGTGTGGGGCCATAGCTCAGCTGGGAGAGCGCAACAATGGCATTGTTGAGGTCAGGGGTTCGATCCCCCTTGGCTCCACCAAAACTTTCTTAGGGCTACTAAAACCCTGAAAAAGTGTGAAGGGACAAGAAGTTAGAGCGGTTCGATAACCGCCATTTTGGCAATATTCCAAAGGCTTCGCAAAAACCAGTTTCAGCACAATTCTCTTGTCCTCGATACGCTCAGAAACCCAGAGTTTCTGCGGGTTTCGGAGGAATTCAAGGGCGGTTCGATAAGTTTGGTCGAACGGCTTTAACGGCCTGCCGCAATTCTTCGTAATCTCGGCTAATCCCGCCTTCCTAATCTCAAGATTTTTGATGTGCTCTTCATAGGCCTTGATCACGCTGGGCGAGTCCGTCGCGATAATCCGATCCATGAGTTGCCCGACCTTCTTTTCAACTTCTGCCAGTTCCTTTTTCGCGAGCATGGATTCCTGTCCCAAGTTCTTCTCCCCCTCCCGCCAATGATCCTTGAGTGCTTCAACAGCTATTTTGAACATGTCTTCAGATGGACACAGGCTTTTCAAAAGGATTTCAAACTCGGTTTCCATTTTCTCCTTGCGGACAGATTTTTTGTATTCGGAACACCCCTTCGTTTGGCAAAGGTAATAGGGATAAGCCTTCTTCCTGCCTCGCGACCAGCAAGCGGTCATAGGCTGGCCGCAGCAAGCGCAGATCACAAATCCGCGCAGAGGAAAGTCATCATGTACATCCACGCGGGCTGGTGCCTTGGCCTGACCCTTCAAGCGGTCTTGGATCTTTTGCCACGTTTCAAGGCTGATTATGGCTTCGTGTTTTCCCGGTTGGAAGTGAACATCCCATCGTGGAAAATGAACATATCCTGCGTACAGAGCATTGTTGAGCATGTCGTCAACGCGCTGATAATGTACTCGCCCATTATGTCCTCTGGGAAAGACGGCATGGCTTTCCAGAAAGTATTTTATCTCCGGTCGTGTTTCAAATCGCCCACAAGCATAGCCTTCCAAAGCTTCCTGCACGATTGAAGCCAGCGGCTCATCACGAACCAATAGTTTGCCGTGGTTAGGCATGGACTTGTAGCGATAACCATATGGAGCTTTTCCTGTCCAGTAACCGTTCATTACGCGCGCCCGCATACGATTCTTGACCTGCTCGGCGTTCTTTTGCCGTTGGTGTTGCGAGACGCTGGCCAGAAGATTCTCAACAAGGATGCTGTCGGAATCTTCGCCAAACTCAATAGAAGGGGATTCCAGTTTACCGCCAGCGGCACCGATTGAAGTTCGTAAATCCAGATGCGCTTCAAGTCCACGTGCAAGACGGCTGATGTCATCGATGATGACGGCGATAATTTCGCCTTTTCTTTTACGCAGAAACCTCAACATGGACTGCATGCCGGGGCGTTCGATAAGGCTGCCTGAAATGCCTTCATCGAAAAATGTTTCGATGACTTCATATCCTTTATGCTTTGCATATTCGCGGCAGCGCGTTTCTTGCGAACTTAGGCCGTGGCCTTCTTTGACCTGTTTGGCACTGGAAACACGGCAATAAGTGACAGCAAATTTAATCATGCGACCTTTTGATACACCTCATTTACGAAAACAAGGGGCGCACATAAATCAGAGAGCTTTCTCTCCAATATCAGAAGCAAATCAAGATCACGCGCGAGCCTATCCCGCGAAGCAACCAAGACAGCAAACGGTTTTCGTTGTTGGTGCAGAAAATCCAGTAATGCATTAAAGCCCGATCTGTTTTCTGAAAGACCTGACACGCCAGAGTCGGAAAAAACTTCGATAACCCCGCATCCGTGCGCCACCGCATAGTCGCGGCAAAATCGTTCCTGTTTTTGTGCCTCTACGTCTAGGCCTTCTTGTGGGCCGCAGGCCGTGTGGCAATAAATCACGCTTTGAATAGGCATTTTTCTCACTTTAATCCGTTTCGTTGCCCGCACCATTATAACACAAACATCCACAAAATCATTGGGTCAAGTGCTTGCTTTCACGGTTCTTTTGACACAATTGCACTGGATGGACACCAAAGGCTTGGTCCACAAAATGCCCCATAATATTCCACACAGCCATGATAAGTTCGTCTTTTTGCTCATCAGACAAGTCAAAACTCTCCACCATTTGCCGATATTTCTGAAGATCAGGTAGAGTCATAGATAACTACTCCTGATCGTTCGGCGTTGTGGAGCGGGTGGCGACTGAGGCGGTGCGGTAGCGACTTCCGGCGCGGGGCTGTTGACTTCCGTGACGAGGCCGAGGGCGGTTTCAAGGCGGAGCCAGATAGTTTCGTTGAAGCGGTCGATGCCGACGCTGGCGGCGGCGGCGCGCGCGTACACGCGGCAGTCCAACGCTTCGTTACGTTCACGCTCTTTGCGCCACTCGCGGAAGGGGAAGCCCCGTTTGTTCTTGCTTGTGACGAGGCGTTCCGCCGTCAGCTGCTTGAAATAATCCTCGCCGTATTTGGGGAAGTGGCAATATCCTGCCGGATAACGAATGCCTTGCGCCTTTTGCTCGTCCGTCGGCGCGTCTTTGCGAAGGCACCCATAAAGCTCGGACTTGGCGAAAGATGATCCCACGGGCCAAACCAGAAGGCCTCGCCGCTTGCGTTTCCCTTCAACCGTCACATCCATATGGCTGGGCGCGCCAAGCGGCGCACCAAGGCGGTCAACGCCCTTGACGGCTAAAACCCTATCGCCTTGCTGACGGCGTACCCAGTCGTAAACCTCCTGCGTTGCATAGCCCGTGTCGATGGCGAGTTTGAGGATCGCGAGATTGACCCCGTTTTCATGCGTGAAGCTTTCGGCCAACACTGCGTCGAGCGCGATCCACACATCCGCCTTGGCAGGATCTCCTTGCAAGACACGATAATCCACTGACCAGCATTCGCGGTCGCGGCCCCATGCCACGATTTCCAGTTCAAGGCGGTCTTTCTGCACATCCACGCCAGCTGTAAGGAACAAGCCGCCCATTGGCACGGTAGCTATGCGGTAATCTTCACGCCGATCATAGAGGCGATGCCATTCTGGGGCTTCGCCGCTTTCGACATAGGTTTCCCCAAGCTCGGTGTTTTTGAACGATTTGATCGAAGCATCCGAACCTTGCGCGTCGAGCCATGCCCGCGCAATTTCTGCCCAGCTTCGCCAACCCAGCGGCGAATACAAACTGGAAATATGGAAGCCTGCCGTGCGCCCATCGCCCTGCGCGTGAGCCTGCCAATAACCGTTCGCCAGCATCTCCGTTTTGTGATGCTCGGCAAACAGCTGGCTGCAATGTTCGCACTCATACGCTGCCTTGTCGGGTTCATTGTGCGGCCATTTGAGCTGCGAGAATTTGAGCCACTGAAACGTGCCGCATAGCGGACACGGCACCATGTAGCGGCGTTGATCGCTGGCCTCATATTCACGCTCGATACGCGACAGGCCTTTGACCGTCGGCGTTGAAACAATATAAATCTTGCGCCGCGCAAAAGTGCGGGTACGCGCCTCGGCCAGAGCTACGGGATCACCTTCATCCTCCACGTCGCCGGGGAATGCGTCAACTTCATCCAAAAACAGGAACCGCACGGGCATGGAGCGAAGCCCCGCCGCGCTGTTTGCGCCCGTCATCACCAGAATGCCGCCCGGAAACTCTTTGACCAAAATCGTGTTGCCCGAATCCTTGGATCGGGCGGGCTTGATCAATTGGCGAAGAACAGGGCTTTCTTCAATAAGCGGCTCGATGCGCTGTTTGGAATTGCGCTTGGCCATCTCCACAGTCGGGTTGACACTAAGCGTCGGCCCCGGTGTTTGATGAATGATATAGCCCAGCCAGTTGTTGCCGCATTCCGTCCCGCCAATCTGCGCGCCCTTCATAAAAACGACGCGCTCTATGGGAGAGTTTGCGGACAAACAATCCATCGGTTCGCGCAAATAGGGCGTTCGGCTTGTGCGCCACGGCCCCGGCTCGGACGAGGCCTTGCCGGAAAGAAGGCGGTGTTGATCCGACCAATCCGACACCACTTGCACAGGGTCAGGCTTCAGCCCTTCCAGATAGGAAAGGATGTAAGCAATTTCTTGCGGATTGTTCATCAGAGATTGGCCGGATCGGACTTGGCGAATTCTTCGAGCACACGCGTAATCTCCTCGGTCAAAAGCTGATTGACCTTGAAGCGGTCGGCCTCGGCGGCAAGAATGGCGTCAATGCGATTGGGAATGGCGATAAGCTGGTCGCGTAATTGCCGCGCAAGGTTGAACCAGCGAACCGTTACCTTGTCGAGGGGTACGAGGCGGCTGGCCTTTTCCTCATATTCCATCTTCCGCAGCCGTGCGACGTACAGTTCACGGATTGCGCGGCTTTGGATATAGGTCGGGCCTTCATTGGACGAAGCTTCGGCAACGCTTTCCGCTTTCGCTTTAAGTTTCGTCTGTAGGGCGGGTTTTTCCGCACCTTGCGCCTCCACTTGCCCCGGATCACTGTTTTGCTCCCATTCGCGGTCAGCTTGAACAGGGTCAATCTTGCCGTCGGGGTCGCGTGAGATACGCCCCCGCGAGACGGCTTTCATCACGGCACTCTTCGAGCATCCCCGATGCGCGGCATAGGCTCGGATTGAAAGTCCCATCGTTCATTTCAGGTTCTGTGCAGGCTGTTGTAGTCGATGATCCATCCTGCGAACTCGCCAAAGCGGAAAAACGGAATGGCTTCGTCGCCCAAGATGGTGGGATCGATGGGTCTTTGAACGCCGCTCAGGCTTAGTTCCTTGGCGATAATCTCCTCCGGCTTCACGCCTGCCGCAATTTTATGGGCCAGCGCAATACGGGAAAGGATGGTGGCGGGGTAGCCCTGCACAGCCTCGCATTTATCGACCACAAGGATTGCGCCACCGGGGCGTAGATTTTCTTTGAGCCGATCAAGGAACCTTTCGCGTTCGCTTGGTGGGAAGAACATCAGCACCAGAAAGCAAATGGCTAGATCAAAGGACTGGTAGGGGAAAGACAAGGCATTGGTGATCGCCAGTGATCCGGGGCCGTCATAGAGCGCAGCCATCTCTGCGCTTTCTTCGATAGCTATAAGCTCGGCCCCGCGAGTGTCTAATGTTGATTGCAAAGCGCGGCCAATGTTGCCCGTCGAGGCTCCGATGTCATAGACAAGGCCGCCTTGGGGAATGTAATGCCGTCCAATATAGGAAACGGCAGAAGTTAGAAGATCGTACCACGGCAATTGTTCACGAACATGATGCTCAAATCCTTCGGCCACGTCCTTATTGGCAAACGTCCATTCTTTCGGGATCTGCATGGCAGAGCCTCCTTTCACTTTCTAAATGTTTTGGGGAATCAGTTTTTAGGGCTGAAGGTTTCGAGAACCGTGTCTCTGGTCAGGGCGACGATGCCGAAGGCTTCGTACATGGCGCGGGTTGAAGGGTTGCTTTCGATGGCAACATAGGTTTCAGGGTTCGCGCCATATTTCGGGAAAACGTAGGTTTCGAGGATCTTCTTTTTGCAGGCGGGTGGGTACAGGAACCATTCGTTGAAGTAAGCCGCATCTGGCTTCCAACCCGTCTTTTCTTTGATGCTTTTGAGTGTCGCGGCCTTGTGCATGGCGGGGCGCGCCGTGATCAAAATGACCGTGGCGTGTTTAATCCGGCTAAGGAGATCGAGGGAGTAAGTTTCGTTTTCAATCTGACGAGCGAAGGGTTTCAGTTTTTCATGGCTGTTTGAAACCAGCGTAAAATTCAGATCGAGCAAAATAATCATAACGTCATGCCTAACCGCTTTTCATAGGCAGCGACGGCTTCGTCAACCAACCCCATGCGGCTGCCATCAGGATACGGTAAATCAAACTCAAAAGCGATAGCTGCTTTTAGTTTCTTCGCGTCAACGGGCAACGGATTACCGCAAATTGCTGTGACGTTGTTGGCTTTGTCTTCGACTTGCACACGCTCAAAGAACGGACTGAAGAGTTCGTAAAACTCTTTCTGCGAATGATACTTCTGAACCTTCGGCTTGGCTTGAAAGTCACCCAACGTGATCCCGCCTTCATATTCCAGCCGAAATATACATTCTTTGAGGCGACGTTCGGAGATTTGATTGCCGCCAGCGACGTTGCGCCAGTTGGAATGCGCCCGCGAGGAAGCTGCTGCATAAAGCCGCGTCCTAGGGCAGCAAAGCGCGGCGCACAGGCAGGCGATATGTTCGCGGTCTTCGCGGAAGGGGACGCTATTGAGAACCGAGGAGATAAAAACAGAGTCGTATTTCACGCCCGCCGCAACGTCCGCCAGAAAGGCGCGCGCGACGCGCAGGCTCTCTGCCTTGTCGATTTCATCCGTGTCACCGATACGAAAAGGCTCAAAGGCTGATACGCGCACACCGATGGACCGCAGGATTTTTGTTTCAGTCAAATGCCCTGCACCAAAATCCACCACCGAAGTCCCATAAAGCCGCTTCCAGTGTTCGGCGTTCTTCGGCTCGGTCACGTCATATTCTTTGACAGCGGTTTTCTTGTAATGGGCAAAGATGAAACCCCAGCCTAATTCGGAGCGCACACGTCGGACGCGCCGGAAAGAATTGTAACGGAGCAAGTCGGCATAACGGGTGTGGATGTCGAAATCCATGCTGAGAAAGTTCAACATGGCTTGTGCTAGTTCGGCCTGCGTGTCCGTAATCCAAACCACCGAGACGTGGCTTTCACCGCGATCCGCCGCCAGTTCCAGCCGCCCGATGCCGTTGATGATTTTGTGATCGCGGGTCGCAATGATCGGCATTTGAATGCCTCGCTTGCGAAGCATTTGCGCGAGGTTACGGGCATACGGAACCCAACGGCCCTTGTTGGCTTTTAAGAGCGGCGCGAGGGGAACTTTCTCGACATTCAAACAAGGGCAGCCATCCGTTTGATCGGGCAGCTCGGCGGCGATGTCAAAAACGTTGCACTGCTCAAGCGCCTGCTTCAGCGTGTCAGGCGCATCCGAGTTTTGCATGTCGTTGGTACCGCGATTGAACGCAACGTTAATGGCTTTACGCTCTTCCAGTGTCATGCGCGGGATGTAACAGACAGGCACTTCCTTCATGCCCATGCGCGTCGCGACAAGGTGCCGTTGATGGCCGGAAAGGATTTCGCCGTCTTTGTCGGCATAAATGGGGAGAAGCCAGCCCAGTTTGCGAAGGGATAGTTCGATAATCTTGAGGCGAATGGGATCAGACTTGCGGGGATTGTAGGTGCTGGGGCGCACGTCGGTAATCGGAACGAGTTCGATCATAGCTTCAACCGCCTCCGAATTTCTTTTTTGATGGCATCTTTCTCAAAACCAACGGCGTCGCGAATGGAATCGTGCCAGCGCAGATAATCATCGCGGGAGATGGGGAGACGGTAGGAGCCAACCACACATTGCGTGTCGGACTCTTCTTGATGTTCGTTGGCTTCTCCACCGTCGAACCCGTCGCTTAAATCGTCTTGAGCTTCGTTTAAAAGCCGCTCAATTTCGTCTTTAGAAAAACCGATAACGCCCATATCAAAATCCTTGGCCATAAGGACTTCGACATGCTCGCCCAAAAGTTCCTTATCCCATGTCGCATTCTCGGCCAGCTTGTTGTCGGCGATGACGTAGGCGCTTTTTTCTTCCTCGCTCAACCCATCGAGAATGACAACGGGAACTTTCTTGAGACCCACGAGCTTGGCTGCTTCAAGCCGCCCGTGCCCAGCAATCACGCCCGCCGTGCTATCGACAAGAATTGGCATCACCATGCCAAAGCGGATAAAGCTCGCGGCGATCTGGCTGATTTGCTCGTCGCTGTGAAGGCGCGGATTCTTTTCGTAAGGCAGAAGTTTTGTTGTGGGCCAAAACTCAATCCGCTCCGCCATGCGTGGGAGTTTCGTGTCCATGGAGTCCCAACTTTCTGGCTGTCCACTACGGGTGGACGAAAGGACGCTGTCCACCTGTCCACGCTTGGAAAAGTGTCCACCCTTTTTCTATGCCAACGCTAGAGATGTCCCGCGCTACGCCCGCCCGCATAGGTTTTCGGGCTGGAAGTACCTTGAAGATCAGGACGTTGCAGCTTTGTGGACGAGTGCGGGGACAGGTAAAAAGTCCAACAAAAAAGCCGCCTGAAAAATCTTTCGGCGGCCTTTGATCCACGTCTCGCAACGATACACAATTGCTACCCCTCCAACGTGGGATCGTCAAGAACTTTTTTTGTCGGAATGTGAAGAAAATTAAAGCCGCCACAACGTCGCCAGTTTTTCAAGGCCGCGATGTAGTGTTTGGACGCGGTCTGTTGTGCCCGCATACTTGTTATGACCGCACACGTCGATCACGATTTTCTTTTGCGCGTCCGACAGCTCTCCATAAGCTGCGCGCAAAACCTCTTCGCTAATGGGCACGATCAACATGGCCATTTCAGGATCATACGCGCCGCCCGATGCGGGATCTTCAACCTTGATCCTCAGCACGGCGCGTTGATAAGCGCGACGAAACTTTAGCCCCGCCTCATATTCGCTAGGTGTCAGACGCCCATCCCAAAAATAATAATCCAACGCACACTCAATGCGCACGCGGTCACAAATCATATACGGGTTGCCGCGCAAATCCCGATCTATGACTTCCGTTATCACGCCCCCGCAATGTGTCCGAAGCTCCATTGTTGCTCGCTCTCCCAAGCGCACGGGCAACCCTCTTTTTGCCTTGCGCCTTTTAGCCATGAGCCACCGCCCGTGACCCACAGGACACTTTTTCGGTGTCGTGATTATTATGACAAATCAACCTTTCCGTTTCGTTGATTATGGAAAGATATTTTGCCAAGAATGGCTGTTTTTCCATCATTTCTTGCCTTCCTGTGTATGTATGTCTTGGGAGACGGTGAAAGTAAGGAGGCGGCCCAGCGCGTGTTCCAGCGCCGCTCCATGACGACCTTCCAGATAGTCGGCGTGAAAACGTGAGGGCGCGATGATGCGGCCTGCCTCAAGGTCAATGAGACAAGGCGACAACCATCGCTGAACGAAACTTTCGTTGAAGACAAAATGCCCTTGCAATTTTTGGCGCACGGGTTCCGGCAAGGGCGGATAGCTTGTAGGCACTGCTGGGCTATCCGCTTGACCAAAGGTTGCCGCGTTAGGATCAATCTTCAACGCTCGATCTAGCCAATTGAGCCACGTTTGTCGCCAGCCTTTTTCGCTGCGACGAATGTCGCTGCCTTTGCCAAATCCAAAATACTGTTTGAACTTCACGGCCTGCTTGCTGATTGCCCCGCTTGCCCAATTTCGCTCAAGCGCTGTCTCGCGCCATTCGTCAGGCAAAGACCAATCCTGCGGAAGGTTGCTGACAACGGCTTTCGGCCTGCCTCGTTTTTCGACGGAAGACGCACCTCCAGCGTTGCCGTCAAAAACCACAGGGGGGCTTTCGGGGGTTATTCTTTTCTGAATTTCTGACTCTTGTTTCTTAGGCTCGGACTCCTGCTCGGAGCCTTGCTCGGACGTTTGCTCGTCCGGCGCAAAAATGCCTTTCTGATTCAAATAGCTGCTCTGCCCTCCTTTCGCGCCATTCTTGCGCAATCTGGCTCGTATGTGTGTGTCGCGCACCATGCGCCTGCAAAAAATGCGACCTTTAACATCGCGGGAAAAAACACCGTTTCGGGAAAGCTCATCAAGCAGCCTTTCAACCTCCTGTTCGGCAACACCGGTCAAAAGAGCGATGTCCGTAGAGGAGCAAGGTCGTCCAGCTATGACTATGAACCCGGTCGGGATGGATCTTGCCGCGATGCACAGAAGCCGCATCCAAAGGCCTTGTGCGTTAAGCGAACACACGCGAAGCGCTGGGTCGTTTTCCCAGTCGCTCCAATAGAATTTGCTCCATGGGTAGGATAATTTCATTTGGGGCGGCTCCCCTGATAATCCTTGGAGCCAACCCAGCCGTAATCGCGATCCCATTCCGCCATTTTCTTGCGGAAGGAACGAATCTTCTGAAAGGACTCTTCGCTAACGCGACCCTTTCCTGAAGAGTCGCGACAGCATAAGTCACTGGCTTCCCCAAGCGGTAAACTTGCTATGGGGTCTATATTGGAAGGAACGATACGATTGCCATCAAGATGAGTACACAGTGCGAAGAAACGCTGATAGTGCATCAGCTCATCTCCTGCTCGTATCGCAAAATGGCTTGCCCGATGAGGAACGGGATTTGCGGTACGACGGCATTGCCGAGGGCGCGCAAACGCTCCACTCGGTTGGGAATCCCATGAGCCACTCGACCCACGTTGGGTTCAATTGACCACTGCTCTCCGACACGACCATGCTCAAGCCAAGCTGCTTCCCCTTGGCAGCGCGGCGCTGCACAACAGGATGGCTCAGATTCCCCCTGTCTCGACAATCGCTGGCGTTTGGCGTCGGCCAAAGCTTCTGCTTCTGCGCCGATCCTGACCGATAAGCCATCGCCGCCCATTCTTCGCGGCTGTGGCATTTCTCCTTCAGCATGAGGAGCGCCCCATCGTTCGTGAATCCCCGAACATCCGGCGTTGGCCATAAGGCCATCGTCGTTGGATTGACTTGCTCCCATAGATTGGCCGGCCTCGTGCGTCCTTTCCGCGTTGTCTGGGCTTGATGCAAGAGTGCTTCCGGCGACCGCTGCGGAAGATGGTCCATTGTGTTGGGCATGGCCCACAATCCACACGCGGTCTCGTCTGTGCGGCGCGCCAACGGCGCAAGCTGGAACAATAAACGGCCAGACGGTGAAGCCTTCAGCTTCCAACGATGAGGCAACTTCGTCGAAGCCGAGGCTAATATGTCCAGCAACATTTTCGGCAACGACCCATCGCGGCCTGATCTCTCGAACAAGGCGATACATCTCCGGCCAGAGATGTCTTTCATCTTCCTCGCCACGCCTTCGTCCTGCCATGCTGAAGGGCTGGCAAGGGTATCCCCCGCAAACAAGCTCGACTGCGCCCCTGTATTGCCCGCCGTCGAGCGCGCGCACGTCCTTGTGGATCGGCACGTCCGGCCAGTGCTTTCGCAAGACGGCGCGGCAATAAGGTTCAACCTCGCAAAAAGCGGCGGTTCGCATTCCTGCGGCTTCGAGACCGAGAGAGAATCCGCCGATGCCTGAGAAGAGATCGAGAACATTCAATCCCCTATTCTACCAAAAGCAGGTCGGAAAACTCCAACCCTTGCGGAGCGCGAGCAACAAACACGCGGTGTCCTCGCTGGCTATGCTCCAGCGAGGCTTCTACCAAAATGCGCTCGGCCATATGCGGATTGCTGTTGTTCCCCTCTGGGCACAAAATCAGTTCCTTGGCCCCTTTTGGCACAGGTGCTTTCAGATTATTCAAGGTCATTGACGCATAGACCGTTAGGTCTGGACAGGCGCGCGCAATAGTCAGCGCCGATTCAATCGTCTCGGTAATGACGATTTTTTCTGGATTGCTCTCTTGAACATGGACATAAGCACCGAAGCATTCACCAAACATGCGGCGAATGGTGCCTTGCGCGACATGCGCCGTATCAATGCCGCTTGGAGCAAGATAGGTGCGATGAATTCCGGCAAACCCGCCGTCTATGGTTTGCGCCATAGCGACCATTGCAGGAAATTGCATTCTGGTGGGGTCATGATAAAGATTTGAATGAAAACGAATGCTCTCTGGAAAAGAGTCGTTGAAGATAAGCCCGCGCGTAAAAAGATAGCGTTCGACAAGGCTGTGTGCAGGCGACCGACTTTCTTTCCAGATTTTTTCTGCCATTTCACGCTTATGCTGCCTGATGGCCTCGTCAGACGGGGGCAAGTCCGCGTAGTGCAACGCCGCGCCAATAGTTTCTTGCTGGGTACGGGGTTCGATGAGAGGCTTTTTAAGCGACAGAGCTACCACTTGGGCAAAACTCAATCCTTGAGTTTCCATAATCCAAGAAAGAGCGTCACCTTCCGCGCCACAAACAGAGCAGGCGTAATGGTTCGCCTTGGGGTTAACGGTAAATGTTGAAAGGCGTTGATCGCCGTGAAAGGGGCAAAAGCCGCGCCATGTGTCACCACTTCGGGCAAGGCGGACTTTCTCGCTTACCAGTGCGACAAGGTCATGCGCCGCGTTAGCTTGATCTATATCCTGAAGCCGGATCGAGCGATTGGCTTCGACCCGTTTTACTGATGCTTTTTCTCTGAAAGCAGACGCAATTGCGTCCGTATCTGTCCTACGTTCGTTCATGGCAATACCCGAAAAAGTGAGAGAAATCAGAACGATCAGCAAAAACTGTATGGCCTTCTGGCAGAATCATTTCTGTCTTTGCTTGTTCCCGTTCCTAAGTGTTGGCATATTACCAACAGCTAGGCAAGCAGGAATCTTCTAAAAGTTTAAAAAACAGCGTGGTTCATGGTGAACGAAAGTAAAACAGCCAGCTTCCGCCTTGCTATATCGTTGGCGTTATGGCATCGTCTCCGTTGAAATGAGGCCGAGAACTGTCTATAATGTTCTCTCAGGAATCTTCGGGAATGATCAGGGTATGAAACATCGACTTAAAGAAATTGTGACGACACGGGATCTCGGAATCCGCCCATTGGCAAAGCAGATGGGAGAGGATTATTCGGAGGTCAGCCGCGTTGTAAACGGACAAAGAAAGCTCACCATCGAGTGGCTTCTTAAGTTCAGCAGGGTGCTGAATCTCTCACCGAATGAAATCGTTGATATTGATCTTGGGTTGCCTTCGACTTGCGATCAGGCGCTCTTAGGCTCTGTGATAGGTTTTATCTTTGAGGCTTGCGAAGAGGTGGGCGCGATACTCGGCCCCAAAGAACTCGCTTCGTGGATTTCGTTTATCTATAACGATACCATCCGCCATAACTTAAGCGTTGAGCAGACAAGAGAACTGGCTTTTTCTATCGTGAGGACGACCCAAAAACAAAAAGGGGCCGCTTAATCAAAGCAGCCTGATCTGGCTGTCATCACCGTCTTTTTCTATCAACAAAGAGGCTGTCCTATACGAAAAGACAGCTTCGGCAAGTCTCCGCCCCATCGCTTGAAGCGCGGCGTTCAACTCATCCGCTCGGCCAGCTTTGAAAAGACTGACGGCAAGGTCTGCGTCTTCCGAGGCAAGAGTCATTTGTCCGCTAAGTAATTCGAGGAAGCCTTGCGTTACATAAGCCGCTTTTTGTTCTGTTACGCCATTCTGAAGCAAGTCGTTCTTAAAACTCATAAACAAACCAGACCTCTCCAGCGAAGAGGCTCCTCCTCAATTAGGCCACTGCCCAGCGGGCAACAATGTTGGTAATATGCCAACACATTGCGGCGAAAGCAATAAAAATCGCACTGGCTTCAGGGGATATCCTGAAAAGCAATGAAAAATGATGCCGTGCTGATTAAAGGGCTGGTTTTTATCGCGTTGAAAAACCAGCAAAAAACGTAAATGTCGTTACCTGTTTATTGCAAGAAACGGCTTAAAACTAAACAGCAGCAAATAACATATAATGAGTGCGCCCCGTGGCCGACCATGTGTTCTTATAACCCCATCCTGCTTTTTTTGCAGCCTCGGCAACAAAAGAAACAGGGAAGCGATAGGAATTAAGGACAGGCAGATATTCGCCTTCCTCGATTGCATATTGAGCACCATCAAAAAAGACTATTTGATCTCTATTGGACTTAAATCCCAAGGCAAGCTGATAGTTATCAGGCGTCCAATTGACATGATAATCAAAACCGTTGGTATCAATCGCGCGCTCAACGCAGCCCCGAATTAGATAATCGAATTGAGGACAATCATAAGCGCCCACAATTTCCTTTTCATTCGTGTTTGCATCAAAGCTAACAAGAAAATAACTGTTTTCGCCAACAGCACTTCTGTAGATGGAGAAGATTTCTGACAATCGGGTTAGCAAATCTGCTTTGCTTGTATGTGTTTCAAAATTGCCAATGGTTCCCCCCACGATAGCAAGAAGGGAGTTGTTTCTGTGCTCAGGGATACTATCAAAAAAATCAGCGATTAACGGTTTCCCACTCACAGCAGGAATGTTCATCTTCATAGTTGACAGCGCTTCATTCGCTAGTGTCGGGGACAAATCAACGGGGAAATATTCTGTTGCACCCAACGCCTTCATGAAAGGAAGGCTTTTGGCTCGGACAGAGGCTTCTCCGCCAGGGCCAAGATCAAAAAAATGTTTCACATTAAGGTTGAGCTCTTTTACGGCAAGATCAAAAGTTGCTTTGTCATCGCGGCCAAGATAATAGGATTCTGCGCTATGCCCATCTTTCCAGCGATGATCATCTCGATCCTCTGTGTACATGTAAGCGCCAAGATGTCCTGTAGTTTGACCGGAAAGCCATTCGTGTATGGCTTGATTAAAAGCAGAAGCCTCAATTTGTTTTTGGATTTGTGCGTTCATAATAAATGATCCTTATTTTACTTTTGGTTCTTTTGCCGCCGCCCACATAGCTTCAAATTGACGGCGATAGGCACTCGTAATGGTTTTGTTTTGTATTAAAAGAATAAGAGGATCTTCCGGTGCGGTTGTTACGATGATTGCCATTTTGTCCCCATATATATAAAAAGGAACATTTGAAAAATTTTCTTTAGCTTGCCAACGATATTTACAATAGTCTGATGCGCCAAGATCGAGATCGCTTTCTTCAATAAGACATCTCATTCTTAGTTTGTCGTATGAAGCCATCTCTTTTCGCTGGTAATCAACAAAATCTCCGAGCTTTTTTTCAAGATATTCTTCAGCAATGCCGCAGATAACGATTTCTTCTGTTGAATGTTGCGCTACATACCTAACATCATCGAAGAAGGCTTTAAGACCGCTTACCCCCGTTAGGGTTCTGACTTGATGTCCAGCCCATTGGACGCCGCCATTACCCGTAAATTCGACCCCAGCCTCTTCAAAGACGGATTGCAGCTTTTCCATAGTTGAACTGCGGGGCTGAGTTTTCTCATTTTCAATAAGGCTAATGGTATTGCTTCCGAACCCTGTCTTTTCGGCAAGATCGGTATTCTCCCATTTCAATAAGGCGCGGGCAGCTCGAACTTGTGCAGCACTAATCATTACGACCTCCCCTTTGATTGCCATTTTTAGGTAGTTATGTACCGAAAATGGGTAGGCACGACCCTTTTTACCCGATTTCAGCCCCAAAGTCAACAGAAACGAAAGTAATTTGCGGCAAAAACTACATTGACTTTCGCTTTGTGTCAATGATATAACAAATCGTAAGATAGTTGCGGTTTAATGAGAAGCGAGTTGCGGTTTATACAATTCAGGACATATTTGAACCAATCCATTGTTCGGGGAGATAACTAAATGATTGATTTTAATACAGCTTATAAGAATCAGAGCGAGCAGAACTCTAGCTATCATGCTTGCTCCGGCCAGAAGGCCATCATTTTGTCTTTTCCTTGCAGCTTTCCGCAAACAACCACAGAAACTGTTTCTGAGACAACTGTAGACGACATCATCATGCACCGCCTGAGTGCCCCTCTTTGCGCCGATGAAATGACTGCCATTATGGATATGGTTAAATACCGCGCTAAACGTTTGGGTCAGGAGCTTTGGGTTACTGCATGCAATTTCTTAGCGACAATGAAAGTTGAGGAAATGGAAGACCTGCGCCGATGTGATTTTGTCCGCGCCGTTGAGTATCTCGTAACAATTGAGCCTACTGCACAGGCGTAAAGGATAACACAATGATGGATTCTTCTCCCATGAAAGAGAAATTAGACAATATCCGCGACCTTATCGAGAATGCCAAGCCCGCCGAGGAATATTTTGCTGAACACACTAGCTGCCAGAGGGATGGCTCGGCAAATGTCTATCAAAAGCATTTAGACGCGCTTATGGAAGAATTCGATGCCCTTGTTGGCGATGATTACGTGAACAAGAACGAAGCTATGTCAATTCGTGCATTAGTCGCCTACGTCGCGCACGAGCACAAACTTAGCGAAGCGGTAGCCTGCGCTATCGTAGAACAACAATTCGGACTTGAGGAAATTAGAATGCTCCCCAAGCAAAGGTACATGGAAGTGATTAACTATCTGGTCGATTTTGACCCAAGAAGAATAATGAACTGAAGATAGAGAAAAAAGTTATTTTTGGGGAAAGCAATGCAACTTCAAGCAACACAGGTTAGAGCCGCAAGGGCGATATTGAATTGGTCTCAGGAAGAGCTTGCAGACCGTTCGGGAATCGGCATTACGACCATTCGCCAGATCGAAAGCGGTTATGCCTCCCGCAGAAACACGACGATCAGCCTTTGCGGAACTTTTGAAAACGCTGGGCTTGAATTCATAGCGAATGAAGGCGTTCGCCGCCGCACTGACCAGTTTAGATTGCTGGAAGGAGCAGATAGTTGCCAGAGGCTTTATGATGAGCTTTTGCAAGCCGCCCATGCGGGCGTTGATGAGATTCTGGCCTTTGCTCCCTCTTACCACATCATCGCTGAAACGCTCGGCCTTAGCGAAGAAGAAGGCCGCGCTCGCGTGAAAACGCTACGCAACTACGTCAACATTAAATGCCTCGTGCATGAAGGCGGGTTGCCGAAAAAAGCAGACCCGCTTGTGAACATCCGATATGATTTTGCGGCCATCATGGGAAAGGCGCAATACTATGTGTATGGAGGAAAACACGCGCTGATTCTCCCGCGAGACGGGCGCGATTACCAATTCGTCATTTTCAACATGCCCAGCAACACCCAACAGCTTCGCGAAGAGTTCCAGGACATTTGGAGCGGGAAGAAGCTGAAGGACTTTATCCAGAAACTAAAACAGGCAGCTCATGACGGACAACCTGCCGCAGAAGATTTGATGAAAGCATTGGGCCACGCCTCCGTTTAATTCCAATTTTCTTCCCCCTAAAATGCGGCCTTCGGGCCGCATTTTTTATGCCTTCACGCTTCAGGCTCCGCGCACAAAACCAACGGCTAGACCGTCGCTTTTCGATGGGTTTGCGTTTCCTCCTTCAAACTAACGAAAACCTACAGAAACACCGCCGAAAACCGACGGAAAAACACGTTGTTTGTGACAGGAGAACTGGCGTTTATGGACTTATGCGAGGTCGATAACCGACGCCGGAGAGAAAGCGAAAAGAGAGAGTGATGATGATTATTGACGTTCTTTCAGAAGATGCAACTTCAAACTTTTCTTCCTGCCAGAAGATGGTCGAGGCCGTCCTTTCGATCCGCAAAACGAAGGGGACTTGTGAGCAGGGAGATCTTTTGTCTCACGCTTTTTCGCCGGAAGAGATTGATCGCTTTTGGGACGCGGCCAACTTTTTCACGCAATTTGATTTACAGGAAAATTTCAAATGGAAAACACTTCTTTCGGCATAACAAGCGTCCCTGTCGATTTTAGGGAAGCCATCAACACAAAGGACGTTGATTGCACGAAGGTCATCGCCTTTGACGAAAAGGGCCGCATCTTGACCTTGGTAACGGCAGACGGCATCAGCCTTCCATCCGATTTTTTCGATTTGGATGATCGCGATGCCTTGGACACGGCGCACCGCGTGGCGTGGGAAGTTGCCTGTGTTACGTTGGGAACCCTCATTCTTCTTAACACCATCGACGTGATAGATGCGACGGGGCGCAAACACCGCACGTTAGTCGTCGCCGCTCGGATAGCGCGTCAAGACCCCATGCGCACTAGATTTGCGCGGCTCTTTTTAGAGCCTGAAGAGTTTCTTGTTCACTATCGCACCGAAATCGGGACGGTTCAAAACACGGTCAAAGCGGCCATGGAAAGCATCCCAGAGTTTCAACAGGACTGCCTTGAAAGCATAGGTGCCGCGCTTTCTTTTTCAAAGAGAGGCCGGCAATGACACCCTCTCTCGAAAAGAAATCCATCGACCCAATTGATCTGCGGCTCGGCGAACTTCTGCGGTTAGCTCGTACTGCCTGCGGAATAAGTCAAGAGAAACTTGGAACGATGAATGGGCTCACCTTCCAACAAATCCAAAAGTACGAGCGTGGTGACAACCGCGTTAGCGTCAGCCGACTGATGCACATGGCGGAATGTTTGGGCGTATCGGCCTCGCGCTTTATCGAGAAACTCACCGAAGAGAAAGGTGTCGGGAAACAGACATTCAAAATGGATCTGACACTTTTTAACGGGCGCGAGAATCAAGAGCTTTTGCGCGCCTACGTCAATATAGCCGACAAGGATGAGCGCAGGTTTTTAAGGCTTATCACGAAGCTATTGGCGGATCGGGCGACTGGGAGGCAGCAATGACCAAGTACGAACCATTGCAGCCGCAATTTAAGGACTACTCAATCGTTCCTGAACAGTTGCGGGCGGCCAGAGGATTATTGGACTGGTCGCGCAATGAGCTTGCTCAAAAGGCGGGAACGTCTGCGGAGACGATCAAGAACATTGAGCACGGGATTTATGTACCGAAGAAGGAAACAATTGCGGCAATTGTCGAAATCCTTCTGCGCCATGGCATTCAGTTCGTCCACTATGAAACGCTTGTCACCGTTCCTGATGGAAAGGACGCGGTTGGCAAATTGCAGGCCCTTTCTTACGCTGGAGCAGTTCGCGTAACGGCCTTTGTCCCAGAAATCGGGGAGGAAGGTCATGACTAAAGCCAGCCCCCCACGTCGCATCGTGGATCAAATTACAACCACGACAGACAAGAGGTTCGAGCCAGTCGCGCGCATGGCTGACGCCATCGTCAGAGCGACATTGGAAACTGGCGATTGCACACAGCAGGATCTTCATACGATGGGCTTTGCGCGTCAGGACATAACCGTCCTTTGGCACTTTGCCAACGCGCTGGCCGCCATCGAGCTTAAGTGTCGCGCGAATGGCATCTGTTCCTCTTATGAACGGGAGGTGCGTTATGCCTGAAGCCAAGATGCAGGTTGAAGCGCAAGCCGAGAGCGACCCCAGATACGTTAAAATCGTCGTCTTTGACGCTTTGAACCGCGTGTTGCTGATTAAAAGCAAGAACCGTTTCGTCTTGCCCGGTGGCTGCGTGGAGTGGGACGACGACGATGCCGAAGCCGCATCGCGGCGTGAAGTGTTTGAAGCGGCAAACGTGGCCCTCGGCCTCGTGAAGCCCGTGACGGTTATCAAGACCAAGAGCCGCAAGAACCAAAACGCTCAAACCATCGTCTTTGTCGGACGTTTGTGCGGCGAGGGTCAGGCATCCGGCGACGACCGCCGCTTCATGAATAAGGAAACGTTTCTCAATACGCCCAGCGGCCAAGGCGATCTTGTCCGTTCGCTGGTCGAGGCCGCTCATCGCGTTCTGGTTTCGGAGGAAATCAAGGATGAACAGGCCGAAACGGCCCAATTCGGGCGCGAAAAGTACAATCTTCGCTCTCTCTTTTGACGGGACGCGAAAAACTGACTTCCCAATTTAGGAAGGCGCAAAAAACGATATGGGAAGTATTGAAAAGGAGCAACTTCATGGAAAAGAACGGTTTTGAGTATAATGGATGGCGTTTTTCGATAAAGACGGCCTACCCAAAAATAGAGAAATGCACATTATATCAATGTGTTAACCATATCTCTGTGTTGTTTGGGTTGCCCTTTTATGGTAGTTATGCAACTTCCGGACGAGAAAGTGGTGCCTAAAAAAGTCCTGCAAAAACAGGCATTTCCGTAACGAGAGATACTGACAAAACACATTCAAATAGGAGCTAAAAATGAGCGAAGGCGAAGCAATAGTTCAGGAAAAAGATAAAGAACAAGATCAGGGGAAAAAGCAGGAAAAAGCGGAAAGCAAAGCCGCCTCTGAAAACGAAACGGGGGTGATGCCGCCGGAGGCGGAGCACACTTTTGCTGAACGCACGCTCAATACAGTCGAAAAGCCGGATTTCGATGGCCCATCCAAGCCTGCCGAGACCATTGACCAAGCATATCGCATCGAACGCGAGGGAGGAAAATTATCTCCAGAAGGTTTGGGACATATGGCTGGTTCAGCCGTTTTGGCGCAATACCGGGCGGCGAAGGCGGAAGTCGGCGCACGCTGGTGGCAGCTCGGCGCGCATATGATGGGAAGCCGTCTGTTGACCTGCACGGTTCCTGTCGTGGCCCTGATCGCTGGCGGCGCTATTGACGTCGCGATCTTCGGTGGTGCCGCAAATGGCCTTATGCAAAACAACCCGTGGTTTACGGCTCTTGCGGGAGGCTCTCTCGTTTTCGCGGCGGGCATTGGCTTGTCCGAGCATAAAGGATTTCGAGTGTTTCTCGGAGGATTGCTGGTTACTGCAAGTATCGGCGCTTCAATGCTCGCGGCGGACAATCCGAACTTCAAAGGTCATTTTGCAAACATGTTACCGCAGAGTTTGCGCTCACAATCCTATACGGCTGACGAGAGCTTGGCCAAGGCAGAGGCGCAAGCCATTCACTTCACCGAGAAACTCGCAAGAGACAGGGACACGCTTGATCACGGCGGCATCGGTGGAAAACCCATCTTGGGCGACGGCTACACAGGCAACGACGAACAGGGTCGACAATTGATAAACGTGACCATTCCCGAAGATGAAAAACTTCTTGGCGAAGCCAAAGCAACAGCAGCGAGTCTGACATCAAACAAGAAGAAGACAGATGCGGAAAGCCCCGCCACATGGTGGGGGCAGATACTTGGAGCGGGTTATCTGGGGGCTTGGCTCATTGCCTCTCAGTTGGTTGTTGCGACGGTCATTGCGCACGCAGCTTCGACTTTCCGAAAAGGGCGGAAAGAAACGGCGCAGCGTCGGGTTAAAGAACTGTTCGTTCATGATCTGGAATCCTCGCGTGGCGAAGCTGCCGCCAGAGTCGCGGTCGGCGACATGGTTCACCGCTATCGTGATGCCATGACGAATGCCTGCAAAAAGAATCCCGTCGCGCAGGAAGTCAAAACTCGTTTGTGCGAAATCGATACTCTTTTCTCCGGAGAAAATATGGGGACGGCCATACAAACGGGAGCACAAATGGTGAAAGACGCCGTTCATCCTCGCCGTGAAAGATTTGAGGAGGATGACAAAAATCAATCAGGCCTAATGGGGACGGTTGTGAGCTTGGCTCAAAGACGAAAAGACGCTGCCTCTGGCAACAAGCCTAACAACACGCCTGCACCGTAAAAGGAGGAAAAAGCGATGCTCCCAGTTTTGGAAAAGAAAAAAGAGGAACTCCAAGTCCTCACGAAGTTGGACAGGGCAATTGAACGGCCTTTCAATATAGCCCCCGTTCAATACCATGCCGACAACAAGGCACTCATTTCCGTCCAGAACGTCATGGACAATGGATCGGATTGTCTTGCTGATCCCCATGGTCTCATTGTCGGCGCGTATAATGGCGTGCCTATTTATCAGGATGTTGAAACGCACGGGAACGTCATAGGCAATACAGGATCGGGAAAGACCGCCGCTTCGGCAACGTCTAACCTTTTATCCTATGCAGGCTCCGTTGTTTCCCTTGAGATCGGCGGGGCTACGTTCAAGAGGACTTACAATCATCGCAAATGGACTCTTGGGCAGGATATTTATATTTTTGATCCCCAGAACATCATCGGATTGGGATCAAGCAACTACAATCCTATGGACGATCTAGATCCAAAGGAGCCTGATTTTTATAGCCGCATTCTAACAATGTCATCTGCTCTCATATCAGATTCGCAGGGACATAAGGAGCAAAATCCCTATTTTAGGGAAAATCCGAGCGGTCTTATTGCGGCGATGATCGTCTATCTGAAGCTGGCAGACACAATACCCTATGAGCACAAGAATTTTGTTTATATGGCAAAAATCTTCAGCGAGTTTCCGTCGGAAGCGTGGGACAAACACATTGCAGAGCTAACAGGGTGGCGCGGCCCGCATCAAAGATTGCTGAATAAGTTCGGAAATTATCTTAGCACGGCCCAACCCGGAGACCAGAACGTGCGCTCCGTCGTCACGGCGACTTCCCAATGGTTAGACAAATGGATGGCTGATGATTGTCTTGGTCAGCACATGGTTTCCTCGGACTTCTCCATGATGGACCTGCGTGGCAAAAAAACGACGATCTACATCGTCATGCCGAACGTTGACGAGTATATCAATTATCAGCCGTGGCTTCGTCTTATTTTGCAAAGCGCAATTGATGGCACGCCTAATCCGGGCAATGGAGGAAAAGACTTTAAGAAGGAAGACCGCATCCTGTTCATGATCGATGAGTTAACGCAACTGGGGCATCTTCAGGCCATTGCGACGGGCGCTCAAACGGTACGCCAAAAAGGCATCATCTTTTGGAGCTTGTTTCAGGACTACGCAAGTCTGAGGGATGTTTACGGCGAAGAACGAGCCGCCGCTTTTCTTGGGTCTTCGGAAGTCGTCCAGTTTCTTCGCAGTCACGAACCCAAATCGATTGAATATATCAGCAAGCGTCTTGGCCGCTACATGGTCTATGTGCCGACCGTGAGCGAAGGACAGGGAATCCAACTCGGCGTTGGGGAGCAAGAGTCTGTCGCCAAGGGAACGGTTGACCAAAATACTTGGCAAGTCGCGGTCTCAAACTCTGTCGGAAGGACGGCCCAAAAAACGAACTCCATCGTAACAACGCTTTCTAACTTTTGGAGCAGCATGTCCGGTCCCGGTGGATCAAGTTCCGGATCGGGTGGCTCGACATCGACCTCCCACGGCACGGCTGACACGCAAGGTGAGTCAACCCAGTCCGGCAAGACCGATTCCAAGGGGGGAGGCACCGCTGAAAGCGAAACCACGCAAAAGGGGCGCAACAACAACGAGAGTTGGAGCACGAATTATAACCTGTCTTATCAGCCCATTGTCATAGATGGAATGGATGCCCGTCAGATAGAAGATTGTTTTTCCGGTGAAAAACAGATCCTTTTTATCAGCGGCAGGAAGCAGAGCCATTGCACTTTGGACCAGCAGGCGCGATACTATGAAATACCGTTTTTGAGGGAGCGTGCGGAAGGCCCGCCTATACCTGAAGCTCCTGCTTTCCCCGATCCGCCCAAGAAGACGGTTGTACGGCTGAAGCCGATGCCGCCCGTTGATCTGGAGGGGTTCAATTTGGACGAAAGCAAGCTGAATTGGGTGCCTAAGAATCCTGTCGCGTGGACGGCTCCCGCGAAGCTTTCCGAATGGGGGCAAGGCGTTAAAGAGACCTGCGAAAGGTATCTCGGAGCGCGGTATCGGCTGGACAAGTTCAATGAAAAGCCCGGCTTCTTTAACAGTTTCTTCCGCAGTCCATACGTCAAGGCCGCGACCGCAGCCGGAGTCGCTACGACTTGCTATGTCGGCGGTTCAATTATGGCTGCCGGAATCACGTTTGGCGCGTTGATGTTGACGGGCATAGCCGCCGCCTCATGGCAGCGATACAAACTGGTACGCGAGAAGTTTGTTTGCTGGAAGGACTACACGGACATGCGCGGTGCGGCCATGAAGATGGTCAGGGATCAACTTGATCCCGTCATGGAAGCTCACGATGCCACCAAGGAGTATATAAACGAAACCGTCGAGCGGCAGCATGAACTCGTTACCGGAAACGGGAAGATGGAGTCCGCTCTGGCTAACAGTCATGAGGTATTGACGGAACTGTTGGAAGAGCACCGCGCCAATCTAGCAACCAGCCGTGAGTTATTTGGAGAAATCCGAAGCGGTGCCGTAAGTGGCTGGTCTTCGGGGGATTGGGTGCGCTACGCCAACAAATTGCGCAAATATGGGAGAGTCCGCGAGAAGTTCTTTGACTTCGACAGAGGCGATTATCTTGTCCAGCCCCCTTTGGTCACGCCCACCAAACTTGGCCCGCCACCACCACGCGCTTTAACAAGTCGCACGGCTCCGATGCCGGAGATGTTCGAGGCCGAGGTGTTGG